TATTAATCAATTAATCAATTAATCAACTAATCATGGATCCCCATAAAATAGAAAATAATAAAATCAATGAAGCAGGTATTAAGTACTTGCAAGATCGTCAATTAGAAAATTTGCAACGTTTGAATAAATCACCAATCACTTGCAAATACTATTTGAACGAAAAGCAGTATCCTATTGCGGAAAAAATCTTTTCCCCAATACCGATACAGCTAGCGGACAACGGCCTAGTTTACTGTAATCATCCAGTTGCTGCGCTTTTGAACGCTTACGCGAACCACGAATGCATCAAGGAAGCAAAACGGTTTGGTGATAAAGCCATTGACATAGGCGGTTCACCACTACGTACACCTAAGCATTTACACATGTGCGTTTTAATCGACGACGTGCGAACAAGTGCTAGATATAGAGAGAGTGCCTTCAATCAACTCTTCATTAATACAGGTAATAAGCAAGATTTTACAGATTACCTTACGAAATCACACAATTATTGTAAAAATGGTGCACAAAACTGCCATTATAAAGCTAATTACGCTTATGCAGTTAACGTTTATGATATTTCAATGAATGACATCGCCAAGATATTCATAAACCATGCAATTATTGTGTTAGACATATGGATGTTTTTACCCTACCAACTTATTAGCGATATGTATGATGATGATGATAACATATACAAAGCTAAGAAGAAAGGCGATAAAATTTATTTTAGCCTTGGTGATACATCCAACATTTATGTGCACGATTTTAATACCTGGTTAGATTATTATAGGACTACTGTTATCAAGTGTGTCAACTTTAACATCTCTATTGAACATAAAGAGAGTTTTGGCACATTTACAAAGATTAGATTCACAAGAACAGAAAAATTAGATGGCGTTATATGTAGAACGATACCCATTGCTGATAAAGTGAATAAAGTAGCCATACCAGATGCCATACATTACATCAGGAACAATAATGCTGCCTCCAATTATTTTAAAAAATATTACACTATCCCCATAAATTATTTCGAAAAATTAAGCACATGGGCGACAAGCATTGTTGACAACCAATTTAACTACAATTCTTTTACCACTTACGCTAACGCTATATCAAAAGATATTAAGTTTACTAGTGGTAACAAAACTGTGATAATGTATGAAGGTTTCACGCCTAAATATGAAGAATTTGAAAGAATTAAACAATCTATCTTCATAATAATATCAGTGGCAAGATTCAAAAGGACTAAAGATGTGCAATTGGCGTATCAAATGATTAAGGATAGGCACCAATCTACTAAATTTGGAAAGATTTTGGAACACTTCAAACAATATATACGTGTTGCTATTAATGAGATTGGTCTAGATGGTGTAATAGGGGGTAGTGATGAAGATCGATATATGCCACAAAAGTTAAATCATTTATTAGATATTACTGTTAAATATCCAGAGGACATCACATACGACTTATGTAAAGAATTTAATCTATCAGATAAAGATGAATATAGAATTTACAAAAACGTATCCTCCAAACCAAAGTTTAAGCCTACTAATGAGGAAAGGACGACTGCAATTACGCAAAATAAAGTTGAAGATATATCAAAATGTTACCAAACACACATGATTGATTTTAACCGTATGTGTGACGTTGTCACTTACACAAGCTTGGATGGAAAAGGTGATTGTGGCGTTAAATGTTTGGAAAACATCAGCGGACATGTTATAGGTGAAAGATATGTCGGTGTTAAATTCAGTATAGATGGCGAAGAAACAGAAATTCCAGCAACTTGGCATGATGATAGACATTTGACTTATATAGCATTAAAAGAAAAAATTTTTCTCAAGATACACCAAGAAGGTAGGTTGTTTAGGTCAATTACTGAGGGTACGACCATTGAAGGTGCAATAAATATTACAAACGGTCATTGGACAGTTGTACAATGTACTTGCCCCTCACGTTGCGAGCATGTTGGTAAAGTTAAAGATTTGGATATGAAAATAGCAGTAACGTACGGATACAATAAGAATATAAATGATTTAATAACGTATAGCGTTGATAAAGGTCAACGCAATTTACACGTCAATATACTCAAAAGAAAAGATAAAGATGTTGGCGCCAATAAAAAAATACTCAACGAGTTTGAGGAATATATTAAGACGAGTGGTAACACACGGGGAGCCACAATAGTTATCCCTATGATAGGTAATAAGACATATAGATTCGATATGTGTTGTATTAGGTATATGATAGAGTCTCTATATATTGATAAGGGGCATTTAGGTAATGTGGAAATCTACTTTCAAGATAAAGCCGAAAAAGATAATTATCTGAACACACATCCATGTAGCCATGGTGGATTTAAGGAATATGCTAATGAGAACGAAATAATAGCAATGCGTGGCATACCCAAAGATGATTATCATGATTTCATGACATTACCAATACAGTACAGCAAGGAACATATGCCAAATAAAATGCAAGACATACTTGATTACCTCAAATCTAAAAATAGAGATTTTAAGATGATACATGATCTATCTGCAGCGCCAGGCTATTTTGTTAATTATTTAAGAGAGAAAAAATATAAAGTCGTGGCAGATTGCTATGTTGGTGATTTTGCAGTCAAGCCATTACCAGATTTGACAGTCGATAAAAAATATAAATCGATTATAAATCATGTACTTGATATAAAACCATTGGACGACATACTGTACTTATATGATAACCATGAACCCAATATTGATGTAATTATTACGATGTGTGATCAATTAATAGTTGATGGATGTACCTTGATCACTAAAAAGAACTGTGTTAATAAAGAGAATGGTTATCAACTTATGTACAATACACTTATCAATGCAGGCTATGACGTTGCAATCTTCTTTAATGATTATAGCCCAATTAGATCATATGAAGTTTATTTCGCCATCACAGTTATTAATGAGAAACATGAAGTTACCACCAGAGAGGAAGATATTAATGATATAAAGAAAGCCTGTACGGATAACAAGATTGCCAAACTAAGCACAAGCTGCACACATGACACCAACTGCATTATAGATAAAGTAAACGCCAAATTAAGTTATAAATTACACCAAGGTTCACACACTATTTATAGGAAGAACATTGTCAGTATGATAAATTTGTTTAATGCTAATTTTAAAGAAACAGATTTACCTGATGTTACAATAAATGAACTTGAAATTGATGTAATTAATGGTGTTGCAGGTGCGTGCAAGACGTCAGACATATTATGTAACACATGCCATAATTGTGTAACTTTCATTAGTTCATATCGTGCGATTACTGAAACGATGACTGCTAGTAAAGCCAGAGCATACACTTTTGCTATTTTCATAGATCGAGTCATAAATAAGAGTATGAAAATACCAAAAGTGTTGGTTTATGATGAAATTTTTACCGTGAGCGGTTACTACATAGCACTCATTAAAACATTATGCCCAGACGTCATTATTTACGGTGCTGGAGACGACCAACAAATAGATTATAGAGATTATGCTATCACAGGTGAGAAGTATGAGATAAAACACAGTAAACCATATATAACTGAAACTAAACGTATGCCATCATATGTATGTGATCTACTAAAACATTACATACCATCATTGGTTACAACAAATAAAACGCCAGGTAAATTAGAAATAAGAAAGGAAATTGATAAAGACGCAATCGATAAACAAATGTTATGTTTTACACAAAAGGGTAAACAAGAGTTGTTAGCAAAAGGCTGCACTTTAGTCAACACAGTTAATGCTGTACAAGGTCAAACATACCAATATGTAGGCGTTTATCTAGGCGATTTAAATGGTATCCAACAAGACAGAATCAAGTATATATATACTGCTCTGTCTAGAACACAAAACAAACTAGTAATGTATGGTAATGACAATCAGGTTGAAGAGTTTTATACTATATTAGATTCACCAATAGAAAGAGTGCTTGATGCGCATGATGTTACACCAATCAATATGATTAGTATCGAAAAAGAAGACGTAAAGGAGAAAAAACATACTAACATAAATTTTTTACAAGATCAGATAGCTACAACAAGCGGCGTCGAACAAATACTGCAAAGGATTTTTATACCAACTAACGATGTACACAACGAAATTATCGGCTACAAATGCGATATTATACCAGAATTTAAGAGCGGTAGTGTTAAATTATCAGAAGCTTATAACGTTGTTACAGACACTACGATTAGTGGTAAAAGAATATCTAACGTTAGATTCTTACAGTATCATTTAAATAAGGACAAGAATCAAGCGCGTGACACCGCTATGAGCAGGTACATGAAAGAAGGGAAGAAAGTGCCTGATTTTATGGTCAAAGAGTATGTGAGGGGATTTGATAGCTTTATGAAAGACGGTTGGAAAAGACATATGCGCAATGAAATATACAGTAATTTCAGTTTTACTTATGTTGCAGCATATCTTAAGAAATTGCAAACTAAATTCACAGATACTAAGGTTATTAATGAGTTTTTTACAGAGAAAGATTATACCGTTGAAGGCAATACAATATGGTTAGATGCAATGATCGCTAGTGCAGAATACGAAGTTTTAGGTACTGCAAGAAATAAATATCAATCTTTCGTCAGTGGACGTGATATTGAACAGTTATTAGCAAGTCTAACATATTGTAATAAGAAATTGGTGAAATATTTTAGGGATAGTGAAGTCAATAAAATTAAGGATTTGGAGAAAGAATGGATGGAGAGTTACCACAGATTAGTTCAATTTCATCTCAAAACTCAAGTTAAAGAAATACGTAAGGAAGGTTTCGATTCACAATATAAAGCTGGTCAAGGCGTCTCAGCATGGTCTAAATTGTTAAATTGTCTCTTTGCTTCAATCACTAGACACTACTCAGATCTTGTGCCTAAGTACACTAAGGATAATGTACAACTATCATACGGGAAATCAGATAATCTTATACAAGAATTTTTCTGCCAATATAAAAGAGAATTGAACAGTAAAAATCATATTAAGATGATGGCAGATTTCTCGGAATTTGATAGCTCACAAGAAGAAAGGGGAATAGTTGCATCAGTCGTTATTTTAAAAGAATGTGGTTTCCATGAGAAAATATTGGACTTTTATATGGAAATGAGGAGAGAATGGACATTATCCACGAATGATAGTAAAAATGGTTTTTCTTATGTAATGAAATTGCAGAACAATTTTATGCAACATTCAGGACAACCTTTCACTTTAGACGGTAATACCATGTTTAACATGTGCGCTATGGGTGCATGCTATAATTTCAAGAATTTTACAATGGCAGCATTTAAAGGTGATGACAGCTTTATAATAGCGGAAGATATAACTGAAAACATGTACGGTCAAAATAATATTAAGGATTTATGTGGATATAATATCAAAGTTGATAAACCACAAATTGGCGAGTATATAGCAAATATTATAACACCCAGCGGCAACTTCTTCCCAGATGTGATCAGAAGAGTAAGTCGTGCTATTAATAAGGTACATAAACATCAGGTAGATTGGGAGGAAACTAAAATTTCACTTACTGATAGTTTGGATGTCATATATAATTTAGAGGAGTTAAATGAGGGTTGCAAAGTAGCAAGTGCATTTTATGCACAATATAACATTATGATAAGTCCTGACGAGATACAATATATATTGATTTATTTACATAGCCTTAAAAACTGCACTGATTTAAACGAGATAGAGACAAAACTTTATCGCGTTTTGTCAGTGTAATTATCAAGGTATTTTTCCATTAATAAATAAGTAGTTAGTTTTTAATTTAAACGATATTTAATCATTTAAGAAAATTTTATTTTACTATTAATATTATATTTTATTTTAAACTTTTAATTTAATACATTATGAGCAACATACCATCTGGTCAAGGAGAGATAGAAAATGTGGATATGTTCAGTCACACCGCCACTTCAAATTCCGAAGTCCAGCAGGCGCCAGTTAGAAATTCTCGCGCCGCATTTGCCGTTAAGTGCTTGCACCCGCCATCAGCAGTACCAGACTTCATTGGTTTGCCGACAAACGACACTAGGACTCAGGTTGTGCTCAATTACGTCAACCTCGGAATCATCTCAACACCAGTCCTCTACGATAACCAGAACAATAAGACGATTCCTTACGACCCAAAGAACTTTGCTACGTACGCCATATTATGCCCGAACTCAGCTAGAGTACTTGGTATTCCGTTCGTAGGTGATTATACTACGAATGATGTCAAAAATATGGCACAAGACTTGGGGAATGTAATGTACAATGACGAATATAACTTCCAAAACTTTAGTGAAGATGCGCAATTATATCGCCCAGCGGCTAAATCACTCACCACGTATTTGAATGCTACTGCATTTAATAACACCGGTATCGTGTCTTCGTCGCAATTTAACCCCAATGTTTTGTTTGGCGGAAATTTAGCGACACTAGCAAATGACAATTTCGGTCTCTTTAGATCCTTGGTAAGATCAAAGAATAAGAGGAAAGAGATCCAGCTACAGAACATTTTTACCGATAAGAAAGCAATCGAACTATGTGATGAGTACAAGAAGTATCTCAAGTTTCCAAAGCACGTTCGTGAAGAGATCTACGAGATTCTTGGAGGCAAATCTGAGTATGATGATGATGTCATGTTCCCGAAACTAGATCCAGATACTTTTATGCAAATTATCGGGTTCGGTGAACAAGGAGTCAATGGCAGTACATGGCCACAAATCATACCTACTCCAAGTCAAATCATGAACCAGTCAGCAAGATCATACACCGGCAAAGCAGTGGACGGCACTTTTAGCGTTCAGAGACTTAATACATTGTCACCAGCCTGGTTGAGCGCAGGTAATACAAAAAGATCAACGGGTGCAGCAGGTCTATATGAGTGTTATTGGTATTCCGTAGATGCTACAGGTGTTGAGCACACAGTAGCATTTTATGAGAATGCACCAGTTGGAATTGGACCGGACAAGCTTGAGATCATGTTGGACACCATGTGGTCTAAAGACATGACTTGGTCAATAACTTACTATCAAGGTCTCACACCATATAATAGCATCACCATTAATAGTGCTATGGCATTGATCGCTTATAAGTACTATACCACCTACGAAGTTCAACCTGCACCAAAATCATCTTGGTCTGGTTTGTCCAAGCTTGGACCTAAACCGGATATGAAGGCTTTACAAGATCTTTTGGATGCTATGTATGAACTCAAAGATTGTCTGCCGGCGGCATACAATTTAGCAGGTGTAGGTGCTATACTTGGTCAAGCAGGTCTAGGAGCCATTAAAGGCGTTATTGGATCTTTAACAGGCGATAAGAAGGAAGATAAGAAAGAAGAAGTCGCCAAACTTGAGAAGGTCAAAGAAGAGGTCGATGAAAAAGTCGACAAAGTCGAACAAGAAGTCAAACCGTGGAACAACAAGAAGGTTACTATGGGAAGTCTTAACAATCGTTTCAGCAGACTGAATGTTGTTAAGAATGGTTTACCAAAGAAACCGAGGCAGAACTATCGACCGAGGGGGAGGTCTAACTCACGCCCCAGACCTAGATCCAATAGTCGAGGAAGAAGCAACAGCAGAGGCAGAGGCAGATCATACAGCGCCAGACCAAGAAGCGGCTCAAGAAACAGATACAACGGTAGAAGATACTGATTGTACCGATTTTGTTTTAATACCTTTTCAACGTGACAACGCAATCAGTTGTCTTACGTTTTTTATTTAATCTATAATTTTTCTTTTATATTAGCAGGTGTTAAGCACACCTCCGACAATAGTGTGTCGGTTTAAAGCTCTACGCAATTTTTTACTACTTATTTATTATTTTATTCTTTGG